TATAGGTCTACCTATTTGACCTCTAAGAATATCAGGATTACCTTGTTTTAAAGCTGCAGCTATTCTATTACTATCTGCTAACAACTCAGTATAAAATTTATCTCTTGAAATAGTTTCTGCAAGTTCAGATGATACATTGTAAATACCTTTTTGTGCATTTCTATATTCTCCAAATAATTTTTTAAATGCTAGAAGATCTGATTCTTTTTGTATTAAACCTCCTACTCCGTCTGGTTTAAATTTACCCGTGGTAATATATTTACCCATGTTTACTCTTTGCACAGGTGCATCGGCCAAAGCACTCATTTCACCTATATCAAATACTAAAGCACTAGTTGATTTATCTTTAAATGCGTTTTTAGTTAAATCATTTACTAATTTGTTGGCTGTTACATCATCTAAAGTTTTACCATTTGCTTTTGCATATTTTTGCAAGATTTGTGAAACTTCTTTTATACTTTCAGCTGTTGGTCTATATCCGTTAAATATACCTCTGTTATCATCTAGCATTTTATAGTCTACAGATAGAACATTTTTAACTCTTTCATTTAATATTTTGTTTAATTTTTCTGTGCCTACTACAACATTCTTACTTGCACTAATTAATGATTTTAATCCTGCTGTTGTGTTTCTAAAAGCTGTGGCGTCTTCAACTATTTTATTTAAAGATTTTTTAGCTACACCTAACTTATCCATAGATTGTTTAAATGTATTTAAAGCTTTAGTTGAAAAACCAGGAAAAGATATTGACTTACCTTTTACAACATCATCAGTAGATTTAAACATAAACTCAGATATAACTTTAGAAAAAGCATCTGGATCTTTCACTGCTAAAGCTGCTCCACTTGTTTCTTTTGAGATTTCTCTTATTCTATCATCAAAATTTCTAGCAGCATCTTTTGCTAATAATTTTATTGCAGATTTTTTTCCTTCTAATCTTTGAATACCATCAAATAATTCTTGTGGTTTATTACTTCTAGATCTAAATGGTCGACCTACAAATCTGTCTACCCATCGTTCTAACATACTATCGCTGTATGTAAGTTCTTTGCCTTTTTGCAAAAGAAGTTTACCAGTTTTACCTGTACCAACTACAAAAGGTATAATAGGAAAACCAAGTTCAGCACCAAATTTAAATCTATTTAATAATTGTCTTTGTGCATCTTCACCACCTTGTTTTCTTTCGTTCCTATCCATGCCTGTAGGTAAGAAATCTAAAAAATCCCAATCACCAAACGTACCAATATCTTCTACGTTAGATACAATGAAGCCTCCACCTACACCACCACCTACAGCAATACCTATAAATTTATCTGTGCCTGTTATTTTATTCAATTTAGCAGCTTCTTTAACAGCTTTTGCTGCGTTTACGTTATTTGTAGTCTTAACATATCTACCACCTTTAATAGAATTAACTAACTGTCTAACTTTTTGAGATGTTTTTGTTATAACAGGTATAGCTGTTTTTTGTGCTATTTTACCTGCACCATATAGTTGACCAATGGCTTCTGTAATTTTACCTGCAGCTGTTTCTCTAGCTACATCTTCAGCAGCATTTTCTATCTTACCTAAAGTTGTTTGTTCAAAAGCTTCATTAAATTTACCTGTTAGTGTTTCATCAATTGGTATACCTTCTTCTTGAAACACATCGTAAAGCAAAGTTCCGAATGTAACTAAACCTTTTGGTATTTTTATACCGGCACTAATACCTGCACCAGTTAAAGACTCTACAAGAGATGCATCTTCTTCTACTTCTTTACCTTGTGTCTTATCGTAGATTTTACTAATACTTCTTATTGTTTCTTCTGTAAGAGTGCCAGTAACATTGTCTTGTGATAATATACCTTTTTCTTTTAATGTATTTAAACCAATAGGTTCTTCTTCTGATACTTCTTCTAATTGAACGTCTTTATCTTTTGGAACTTCTTCTACTATTTCTTCTTCTAAAAGTTCTTCTTCAGTGTCGTCTATTAAAGTGTAACCCTCTGGAAGATTAAGTTTATCAACCATTGAACTCCTTTCTAAATTCCAGGTACTTCGATTAACCTGTTATTTGCTGAATCATATGTAACAAATATACCTTCATCAATTAAAAAATATCGTTTATTAGGTTTATAATCATCTTTGTCGTCTGGTACAAAAACTCTAATTTTTACTTTTTTACCTTCAGAGTCTTTTGCTGCAGCTGATGTAGCTTCTTCATACTCGTCGCTTGGAATATAAGGATTACTTGTATCCATACTTTTGTATAATGCATCGTTATCTAATATTTTCTTTTCTGCTTTTTCAATACCAGTTATCTGTAGAGTATTGTATTCTTGCTGTTGTAACATATTCTTTTTCTTAGCAAGAACATCTTTTCTAGCATCTGCTTCTTTTTGTGCTCTTTCGTTAGGGTTCATTGGTTTTCTATACATCTGTAAGTTTCCATACACAGGTCTAAACTCATCTTTAGTATATCGTTTATTTGTATTAGGATTTCTCATGTATTGACCATAATTTTTAAACGCTGTTTCAAAGTCACCTGTACCTAGTTTAGATACTAAAGATGTAGCTAATTTTCTTTTACTTAAATCTTTTAATTGTTGTGATTTAATTGCTTGAGCTAATGGTGCTTTAGTTGCACCTGCAAGTTCTTGTAACTTAGTACCACCCGCTGATTCACCACTAATTAAATTTTGACCAGTTGATAATAAAAATTGTGTTAAAGGATCTCCTAATGCACTAGACCCTGAACCTGAAATAACATCAATCAAATTCATTTTACGTCTTACATTATCTACTACACCTTGATCTGCTGTATTAAGTGTTCCTGTGTTATACATTTTTCTAGGTGTGATACCCGTCATGACACCTTCCATAACTTCTCCACCTTTTCTAAACATAGGTCTTTTTAAAATTCTACTCATATTAAAATAACGGTTTAGGATTAATTAATCTATAAATACCCGCTAATGTAGAAGCAGTTCCTAAACCTGTTGCTAATGGTGAAGGTGTTGCTGCTGGTGGTAAAATATTTTCTCTACCTGGATATCCTGCAATTAATTGTGTAACACCAGAACCAAATTGTTGTGCTGCTTCTAAAGGTTGTAAAGCTTGTCTTGATAATAATTGTTGTTGAGCTGTTAATCCTTGTTGAGCTCTTGCTCCTTGTTGCGCACCTAAACCTGTTAGTGCTGAAATCTGTTGACCTAGTAATGCAGGTGATTGTTGTGCTAAAGTTAAATTTCTTCCAAAGTCTGCTTGAGCTAAATTCTGTGCTTGACCAAAACCTTGTTGTCTTAATTGAGCTAACAGTGATGCTCTGTTTCTATCACTTGCTGATTGATATTCTGCTCTTTGTACGCCTTCTCTACCACCACCAAAAGCTCCAGCGCCGATAGCTTGAGCAGATAATGCAGGTAAACCTTTTGCAGCTTGTTGATCAAAGTCTGCCATTGTAGCATCAATCACATCTTGTTGATACGGAGACATGTAAGCTTGATAAGCTGTTGGTCCTGTCAGTCCTTGTGCTTTATTTAAAAAAGGTTCAAAGCTACCAAGACCAGAGGCTAAACCTTCTGCTTGTGTAGTTAATGCACCAGGTCCAGCAACAAACTGTGGACCCATAATTTGAGAAAGATCTGTGGTTTTAAAACCACCAATTGCTTTTGTTAGATCATCTAAATATGTTTTTGCACCAGCTTCGATAAATTCTGCAGGTGCTGTTCTTACTACTTCAGCCATTATACACTTCCTCCTGCTTCTAATTTTTTCATCATGTCATACATCCTTTGAGCGCCTACATTGACATTACCGTCGCCCATACCTCTAACAGCGTCTGCTGTAAATACGAATTCGTTGTTGGATAACATCGCTGGGATGTCATCTTCTTTTTCTTTTATACCAACTGGTTGTATAAATCCACCAGTATTTCTAAGATCTAATTCTTTAACACCCTTTGGATTTTGTCTAATAGGTAGCCCCTCGATGCCCGCCGCTTGCATAGCGTTATCGCTTGCACTATCCATTTTACCGCCTATAGCTGCTAGACCTCTTCCCTCTGTTTTTCCCATACTCATTCTATCAAATTCTTCTCTAGCTTTATCTGCTGCTTCTTTAGGAGAAAAACCTAGATCTATGTATTTTTCAAACAGAGCTTCTAATATTTTATCGTTCTCCATATTAGATGCCATTCTATCTGGTAATACTGGTCCTGTTGGTTTTGGTGCAAAAGGATTTACAGGTTGTGTTGGGTCTGGTGGTAATACTGGACCATCACTCATATATTTAAATTCAGGTAAAATTTCTGAAGGAGTAGTATATTTAAACTCACCATCATTGGACAAAGGTATAATATTTGATCCGTTATCAAAACCTATTCTACCACCTTCTGCATAAGCACCTTGTCCAGCTGTGTATTCAGATGTGTTTGTTGCAACAAAATCTCTAACCTGTGCTTCATACTCTTCTGAATTAGTGTCTGCAGTTGGAGGATTTAAATTTCTATAATATAGTTCTAAATATTTTGATGGATCTCTAGCTAATTCTTCTTCAGCTTGTTCTTCTGACATACCAAGTGTACCTGTTAAAAAAGTAGATACTCCTGCTAATCCAGCAAGTTTAGCTACTGTTCCAAATGGGCTTTTATTTTTCCCTAAACTTTTGTTTACAGCATTTAACATAGAATCAGACTGTGATAATCCAGGAAAAAATTTTGCTTTACCCGCAGCTAAAGCATTTCCAATGCCACCAAATCCAAATATACCTGGTGCTCCTCCTGCTGGAACCATAAAAGATGCTCTACCAAATAAACCACCTATACTTGTTCCTGGTATACCAAATGCAGCTGCTCCTATTAACGCAGCTTTACCAACATCAGACGATGCAATTTTCTTTACACCTTTAGTGACTTTCTTAACTGCTTTTTTAATACCACCTAATAATGCTGGTTCTCTAGGTACGACATCCATGATGCCTCCACCCATTCGTAATTGTCTCTCCATCTGTCCTCTTGATATTGTCATAATTTAGCTAAATTGTTAAGGCAGGCTTTATATCCTGTAACGTCCTTTTTACTTGACTTTTGGAAATAAATCAAGGCTTGGCATTATAACTGTTACATCTCTTTGTATATCTTCTGCAGCTACATTAGCCGCTTTTAAAGCCTCTTCGTTTTCGTATATTTCACCAGTCTTTTTGTTACTTATCTTTTCTATTATATTTTCAGGTTTTATTACTAATGTCATTATGTTGTTACCTCTCTTGGCTGTATTTGTAATATAGAAGCTATAACGTGCAGCTCGTTCGCGTCACTAGCTTGTACTTTTAGTATCTCGCTTTCCTCTACCACAAGAGGATGAGTTAAAAGTTCGGTTGTCGTATTGGTTGCTATGGTCTTGGTTTTAAATAAACTAAACACATTACCAGAAGCATCTGTTAGAGTAACATCTAAATTACATCCAGAACCAGCGTCATTAGATACTAATATTGATTTTACCAAAGCAACATTAGCACTTGGAGTTGTATACAACGTTGTGTTGTCTGTTGATGTTAAATCTAACTTTGCATTTACGAAACTATTTGACATTAATTTATAAAGAAGTTTTGAGCGTCAACTTCATCCTTTAGTTCTTGTTGATATGTTGTGTTTAATTTTTGTATTATACTATCAAGATCTCTAACCTGTGCGTCAGCAACATCTTGTTTATATTCTCTACTAGGTCGTGTTAATATCTGTACTATCTTTGCCATTATCTTCTTCCGTCTGGTTGTATATCTAATCTAAATCCACCAAGTTTCCAATTCTGTTGAGCAGCTGTGTTAGCAATTTTTAAAGATATAGCTCTGGCTCTAGCTCTAGTATCAACTTTAGTTGTTGAAGAACTTATTGTAAAAGGTCCAAGAGCAGAACTTGCTTGTGAGTCATTAGAATAGTTTCTTAATTGTAATGTAATTTGTGTATTACCAGTTTGAGATACAAAGTCTGGTATAAATCTTCTAATCTTTGCAAAGAACTCACCATCTCCACCTTGACTAATATCAAAGTCTCCAGATTCAATGTTAGAAGTTATTGCTGTCGTAGCTGTAGTTGTAACTTGATCTGTGCCGGTTTCGTGCTCGTAGTATATTGTACAGCCATCGGTATTACCAACAACATCATAAGAGTTGTTAGAGCCAGCATCATAATCGGTAGCATGAGGTTTACCAAATACAGCAGAGTCTTGCCAAGTTGTTCTATCTAATGTGCTTGTAGTCCAAACAGGTCTTTCACCTGAAGATTCAACATAATTAAAAGTTACACATCTATCAACTACTGTCGCACCAGAAGAACAATAGAACCAATTAATTTCACCAAACAAGTTATTTAATCCTGCATTAATAAGTTGATTTGCCGTTGTGTTTAAATCATTAAATACAAAATCTTCTACTAAACAAGGTAAAGATTGTAGAGCACCTGCGTATCTAAAGAAACCATTTTCTGAAAACCAGTATGCAGCACCATCTACTTCTACTGCAGCGTTCTGACCTATCAATCCACAGTTTGTACCTACTTGTGCAAAACCAAATGTAAATGGTGGACCAATAAATCTTTGTGTAAATAAAGCAGTGTCAGTCCAAACGTAAATTGCATCTCTACCTCTAACAGCTCCCATAATTCTAGAACCATCTGCAAGTCGCTGTGTGCCGGCTGTGTTAGTTGCCGTGGGTGTATATGAATTAATATTTTCTTGATCAGAGAATCTTATAAACATATCGTCTTGTGTTGTTGGATCACCAATTGTTGTTTCAGTTCCAAAGAATACTAAGTGCCTATCAGGCGTTGATACTAGCATATCTCTTGATGCAGTTGGTGCACCAGAAATAATTGTAGCTCTTGTTGCTGTTGCGTTTGCTGCGTTTGAATCCCATTCAAAAACTTGTCCATTATGTATCAGTGCAATAATTTTACCACCAAAGTTATCAATAGACCAAAGGCCTGGATCAATTACTAAGTCACCTGATGCAGCTTCGCCCCATGCTACGAAATCAGAAGTGTTTGTAATTGTTGCGCCATCTGAATGTGATGCTGCTGTTGTGCCTCTCGCTGCTCGAGTCACGCCTGTTAATGTGTTGCCTGAGATTCCAGTATAAGAAATATCTTCATTGTCTATTGAAATATGATTTGTACCTGTCGATGGAAAGTTAACTACGCTTGTTAAAACTATAGTTGTTGTAGATGCATCGATTGCTCCGTTCAAAGTTGTTGTAAGTGCGTTGGCGACTGTACCACCAAAAGTAGCTAAACCCCAACCGAAACCTGGCAACTGTTCTGCTGGTCCAACGGCATAATACGTTTGAACTCTTATACCACCAGATGCTGTAGCACCTGATCCTGTTTCTGCAGAAGGCATAGTAATTGTTATTGTTAAGTTAGTTGGTGTTGTAGTCACCATAAATTTTTTGTCATTAAAATCTGATGCTGAGTAATTAGAATTTGTAATGGCTGTAAAATTATCTAATAGAATTACATCTCCGGGCGCAAGACTGTGACCAGATCCAAAAGTTATAGTTACAGCCGTAGATCCATTTGTTGTGGTAAAAGCATTTGTAAGTGATGTTGTAGATTCAATAGGATGTATGTCATAAAATACACCTCCTGAGTAAGCATATAAAATTCTATTTGTACCTATGATTGAAAACTTTTGACCACCTCTATTTACAATATGGTGCATGGCTCTAGCTGAACCTGTTAACTTATTATTACCAAGTTGTTGCCAACCACCTATCTTTTCAGGTGTGCCATATCTAAATCTAACATTGTCACCATCAACCCATTGTCCTTCTGCTTGAGTTTCTGTAATCTGTTTGTTGAAGCCTGGTAAGAACTGTACTTTTTGTAATGCCATAATATACCATTATACTAATTTTTGGCTAAAAATATAGTCCATTCTAGATCTGATATCAAATCATTTACGTAGACTTTCATCTTTTTTTCTCTACGTATATATTCATGTAATTCTTCTAGATCAAGAATAAGCCATTGTTTATTACTTTCAAGGACCATTTTTTGAGCTTGTGAATTAAGAGTTCCACTCTGTGCTAATTCCTTTTCTGATAATCTAAACATATCTCTAACATCAAATCTATAAAAAGCATTTTGTCCTTTTATAATGCCCGCTATATTCCAAGATGTTTTTTCTTTAGGATATTCTATAGCTGTTAATTGTTCAGCAAATCTTTCTACTATCATATTAAATTAAATGAAATTGATACTCTATTTTCTTTTTTCATATTAGGTTCTACAGAATGCATAAGCCAACTAGGAAATAATATTAATTCTCCTTCTTTAGAAAAATGTTTAAATAAAGAACTAGTATTTTGATTATAATGTAAAATATGATTTAACCAATAACTTTTTATAATTTGAGTGTATGGACTATAAAATAATATATTAGAGTTAGATGAATTTTTTACATAATAGACACCTGACAAAATAGCTCCAGGATGATCGTGATAGTCATTGTAGTCTTTGTATCCATTTATATTTATCCAAATATCTTCTAATTTTTTAATTGGTTTAATCTGTAATAATTTACAATAATCCTTTGAGTGTTTTAATATTTGATTAGCTAAATCATTTAAATCAGGATGCTTGCCTATTAGCAACTCAGATTGCCATCCTCCTTGATTGGAGAAAAGACGTCCCTTGGGATCTTTATCTCGTAAATAGTTGCAATAAGAAAGAATCTTTTTTTGATCTAATTTTAAATGTTTATTGTATATACTTATTTTAAATAAATCATTTAACATTATAAACTTGCATTAAAACCTTTTAATAATATTTCCCAAGATGTTCTGTTAAAAGGAAATGTTTTGTATAAATTATCTCTGTAATACCCCGTATCTTTTTTTAAATGTTTTTTAGTTCCTTCCCATAATAAATTATTTTTAAGATGAGATGTTGTAATTTTATTTGCGTATTTCCAAAACTTTGTGTTGTGAATAGAACCTTGATTATAAACCCAAGCAATAAAATTCTCGTATTGTTTAGCTCTTTCATCAAGAAGTATATTTACTGTGTCCTCATCCATGCTGTCATGTATGTAATCATGAAACCATCTATTTATATTTTCATAGAAGACACCTGACAATGCTTCCATAGGTTCATAGAATATTGCTCTGTTTCCATTTTTAATAATTCTATTATTTAAAAATTTTCTTGATCTGTATGGTTTAAAATTAAAATCTCTTAAATCTTTTTTAGTTTTGTTAGATTTAAATATTTCATTAATCTCATCAACGGCTTCTTGTTCTGATGTTATATTGTCATTAAATAAATAACCCCATCCTTGTCTGTGAGTTAAGGGTATACCAAACATCCAACCATTTTTATGTGCGTAATGATAAGTGTAGTTCCAATTACCTGGTTCAGGTATTAAATTAACAAAAGCTCTATTGATAGGTAAAGAGTTACACATATGATAATCAGAATATTCATCAGGGTAACCTCTACAGTCTATTACATAATCATAAGTTTTTTTACCTTTTGTAAATAAAATATTAACTTCTTTATCATTTTGTTTTAATTCTTTAATATCTTTATGTAGAATTTTAAATCTTTGACCATAAATGTTTTTAGCTCTATCAAACATTTTTTCTGATAGCGCAAAGTTATCAAAATGCATTGCGTAGTGTGTTGGAATGATGGGACTAATAAAATCTTCTTTTCTCCAGTTTTTATAGTGAACACCTAATTTTACTGTAGAGCTTAATTCTGATGAGTTTATAAATACATTGTAGTCAGCAGCTTCCCATAATAATTCAGGAAGATTAACATTGCTACTTTCACCAATTCCTAATATTTTTTTACTAGGATTATATATACAAGTTACTTCTGATTTTTCTATGTGTCTTAAAAAATGTAAGACAGACATTACTCCTACAGTGCCTGCCCCTATAACTGCTATCTTCATAATTTAAAGTTCCTAAATCTGCTAGGTAAACCTAACATTGTTCTATTATCATAAAGGTTAGATGTTTTGTAAGGTCCTTTTTTGTCATTGTAATGAAAAAATACTTGGCCGCACTCTTTACCTTTAAAAGGTTCTCTCCAATGTTCCAACTCTACTCCTCTGTATAATAACATATCACCAGGTCTTAAAATTACTTTTATACCTTTTGCATTACTTGCCATGGTAATTCCTCTTTTTCCTCCTTGACTTTCTGGTAAACCTATATTTTTTTTTGGACTTATAAAGATAGGCCAATCATCACCACCAAGATTCATCGTAGATGATATCTCACAACTAAATCTATCTTTGTGTCTTTCCAAAATATTTCCTGTTTTATATAATCTTGTATATGCGTATGTTGGAACTAATTGTGTTGAAGTCTTTTTTTCTATAAAAGGTAAAGTCTCAATTAACAATGTCTCCATTAAATAATCACCATAAATAGAATAAGCACCTGGAACTTGAGGATCGTTAAAGAAACCATGCCAGTCTGTAGTTATGTGATATTCTTGAAGCTTTCTTTCTGCAGCTTCTCTCATTCTTAAATAGTTGTAACCTACCTTAGCTACATCTTTTGATATTACTTCTTTTATAACTTGATATTTATTTTTAATAAAACTCATTTTGCTACGTCCGTATGAATTGCTTGTAAATTAAAATGTATAAATCTAAATGGATCTATACCTCTATCAACAGGAAACTCATGCGTAAGGTAGCCTGGGAAAAATAAGAATGTTCCTGGTTTTATATCAAAGTTAACAGACTCAGCTCCCATTTTTAAATCTTTGTCATTCTTTATAGGTAACTTTGTCATCAAAGCTCCTGGTCTTGGGTCATGAAAAATTGGCATAGATGTTTTATTACTGCATTTTAAAAAATAAAAACCTGATACGTGTTGGTTCCAATGAACATGAGAGTTGTGACTTCCTCCACCTTTTTTAGCAAACTCTTGAACCCACATTTCTTGCAAAGACAATTTAAAATTAGTTAAATCAAAACCTTGTGAATCTAAAAAGTTATAGCTTGTACCAACAACAATTTCTATAAACTCCATAAATCTTGGATCTTCGTATAGTTTACCTGAATGATGAGTTACACAAAAATCTTTATGTTTTTTATTTCTTTTTTTAGCTTCGTTAATATAAGAATCTGTTACCTTAGTTAGAGGTTTAAGATATTTAGGCTCATAAACATCCCAAACTGGAGTTGGAAATAAAACTGAATTATATAAATCACTCATCTAAAATCAAATCCTTCACACCATACCACTAAACTGTATCTCTTTCCTTTCGTGATTGGTTCTACCTTATGCCATATTGTTGAAGGAAAAACAATAATAGTTCCTTTCTTTTTTAAAGCAGGCACTTCTATAATATTAAGTGGGTTTGTCATTATTTTAAACTCTCCTCCTTCATACTCTGAAGAATCATTTAAAGAAATTACAGCAGACAATTTTCTTTGTGTTCCAGTTTTAGTAGGAATTGGAAAAGTATCAGCATGATAATTATAAAACTGATTAAGTTTGTATTCCGTATATTGAATAGGTTCTGATCTATACCATTCAAAATTCCAACCAGCGCTTTTATTTGCTTTGTCTATATAAGGCCTAAAAGAATCATGCATCCAACGCTGATCTAAAAAACAAATATTTGACGCTCTCATTTCTGAATCAACTCTTTTTTCTGTGCCTACAGTTCCTTGTCTTATTCCTTCTTTCTTTGCTAATTTATGAACTTTGTTAATCCATTTATCATCAAAAGCATTTTCCCAATACCAGTAATAACTATTATAGTACATTAGATTCTAAATTTTTACTATCTGCAAAAGTTGTTGTAAAAATTATGGCGGGTCTATTAGAAGTATTTTTTCCTATGTAGTAATTAATATCAGGATCACATAAAACAAAACTGTTGTTCTTAAGTGTGTAAGCATGCCTTAAATCTGGAAACACCACATCAATATTACCTTTAATATGTGCTCCATAAATCATTGTGAGGCAAGGTTTTATTTTATGATTGTTATATAAAATATTATTTCTTGTATTCGTTTTTTCATTTGGCATCAAAAAATTACCCCAAGAATCTAAAGGAGCTATAAATAACTTTTTTAAAACCTGTAAATATTCAACAAAATAAACATGCAAAGCTGTTCTTTCTTTTGAAGGACTTAATAAATAATCTTCATGTCTTATATCCAAAGGGTCTGTATTTTTTCTATCATCTGTTATGTAAACACCGTCCAAAACTAAAGCGGCTATAAGATCTCTTGGAAAAGGATTTGGCGCAGGAAAATTTACTGTGCCTGTTAATATAGTTTTATCTTTTATAATGTGTTCTTTAAAAGTTTCTTTCATAATGTCTTTCTAAGATATTATATCTTAAATAGGATCAGTTGGTTTAAGATCTCCGTCAGCTGGATCTTTCCATCTTTTTTCAGTGTCATCCCAAACACCATTTTCAATCGGACTTAGAGGTTTAAATTCTCCTGTATCAGGAAAGTATGTTCCACCTACTTGGCAAAGTCCTGCTTCACGATCGTATTTTTTCCAATTTGACCAACCAGTTAAATTAGTTAAAAAAGTAACACCTGTAGCTTCATCACCGTTGTTACAGTCAGAATCAGATACCACAGTTAAACTGATTACTAAATTATTCTCATCTATTTTTGCAAAATAATGTGCCATTAGCCTGTGTACGTCCCTGATGATGTAAATGTGTGCACAGTATCATCACCATCTGTTGCTGTTGATCCAGAAGTCGTACAAGAATCTGCTGTAGCTCTTCTGATGATTACTACACCAGAACCACCTCGACCACCTTGGTGTGGACCTGGAGGGCCTGCATGGCCACCTCCTCCGCCACCTAAACCACTTGTGCCGTGTGCTGCTGGGTTATGATTTCTTGCTTGGCCACCGCCGCCGGATCCGCCTGGCGATCCTGGTGATGGATCTCCACCGCCATTTCCGCCGCCGCCACCGCCAGCATAAAAAGTTGCTGATCCAGTAATGTCAGATTGTGTACCGTTTCCACCTGTAGTTCCATCAGTTTTTGTTCCAGACGCGCCGCCGCCTCCGCCGCCCCCTGGTGCTGAACCATCAGATCCTTCGGGAGGAGAATAACCACCTGCATTTCCTGTTCCAGCAGTCCCGCCAGCTCCTCCGCCGCCAGCTCCGCCAGGACCAGCATTTTGTGCAGGAGATCCTCCAAAACCACCTGCTGATGAAGTAATACAAGCAAATACAGAGTCTGCACCTGAGTCTCTTGAACCAGCTCCTACAGTTACAGTATAATCTTCTCCGCCAGATACTACGAATTCTTTACAAGCAATGGTTCTCATTCCACCGCCGCCACCACCGCCAGTTCGAGACTGACCTGGGCCTGAGCTTCCTCCGCCGCCACCAGCGACAACTAAGTATCTAACTTTATAACCTCCGCCACCTCTTTGTCCAAAACCTCTTGAAGAAGCTGCGCCGATTGAAGCAATTATTGGCATCTTTCTATATTCCTCCTATTATGCAAACTGTGTTTGAGATGCAAACGTTGTAAACGCTGCGTCTCCAGTTTTAATTATTGTATACGAATACATATCAACAGAGTTAGCATTTCCTCCACTTGGTGCCGAACCACCTTGCCACTCTGGTGTAACAGAGGCTCCGTCAATTGTTACAGCGTTATTGTAATAAGCTGTTCCGCCTTGTGTTACTAGATGAGCAACTGTAATTGACTCGCCTGTATCCATAATATTATTTAAACTGTTTGAACCATCACCTCTAATATTTAGAGTGTAGTTAGCTGATGCATTAGATGTAAAGTATAATACTGCTTGCGTAATGACATCATAGTTAATTGTACCTGTAGCTGCAGTTGCTGCTACTGTAACTTTTTCTGCTAGTTGTTCAATTTTACCAGCGCCTAATGTAACTCTACCTATTCCTTTTGGAGTGATGCTAAGATCAACATTTGTTTCTCCGCTTGCTCCAATGATTGGTGGATTACCTGTTGCTGCGTTTGTAATTTCTACTTCGTTTACTGCTGAAGCTGTTGTTTGAAATATTACTTGTTCTGCTCCATTTGCATCTGCAATAAAACCTGCATCTGCAATTTTTGGTGCTGTTAAAGTTTTGTTTGTTAATGTTTGTGTACCAGTAAGTGTTACATCTCCATCACCAGAACCAAAAGCTAAAGTAATAATATTTGGATTAGTTCCATCACTCGCTGATGCAAATATTAATTGATCACCTTTGTCTGTTGCAGAAAATGTAAACGAATCACCTGATCCAGTTACATATTTAAATTGTACTGTGTATGCACCTGATGTTGAATTTCTTAAAAAGTAAAAAGTTTGAACATCTAAAGGTATAGTTACAACTTGGTTTCCTGTAATTGTACCTGTGAACTCAATCATTCTGTGAGATAAAACTGCACCAGTTGATCCATCAGAAACAGATAAAGTTGTAGTCTGTGCACCACCTGCTACTGATTGTTGTATAAATCCACCAGAAATTTGTTCGAAAATTTGTAAGTTAGTATTTGTTTTTGTTCCCCACGTTCCCGCGTTTTCACCGGTTGCTTGAAGTTCTACCCCTAAAGGTGTGTATGTTGAAGC